TCCGGGGTAGAACCGACTGCGAGGACTGGGTTTTTGCCGCCACGTAATCTGGCTAAGAACATTTCACTTGCTTTTTGCGCTACATCTGGTGGCGAGGTGTCGATCTCGTCAGCGAGGATGAATGACAGGTTTTGTCCACGGATGCGGTTCCATGTTTCGGTGGCTCGGCATAAAAGTGTTGTACTGCCGTGTTCCGTGTGGATGATGTATTCCGGTTGCGGTGATACTCGGAAGTCATGTTCGATCTCGTATTCTTCTAAAAAATCATCGAAGCTTCGCATCCATACGTCACGTAAAAGTATGTGCGTGGGTTCGAAGACTGCGCCGACTGTTCCGGGGTTATCCATGCACAGTAATACTGCTTTTGCACACAACGATCTTGTTTTTCCACTTCCGAAGCCTCCGATGAAGCCTAAAATGAGGTGATTTTGATCATTACAAAATTCCTTTTGGGCTGGTAGTAACCCCTCTACAATTTTAAATCGCAATTTTTCATTAGTTTCCTTCGCTCGGCTGGATACCTGAATCGGTGGTTCGAGACATGAGCCGCCCGGTACGTTCGCTAGTAAACTCACCTATAAAATCATTACTTACTTAAGTAGGATAGTTGGTAATAAACATAGGGGGTAGGGTGAACGAGATTATTGCAGCAATTCTTGGGGCTGGTATTTCAGTCGTGGCAATGTTGGCAATGGGAGCCGGTAAAAAGAGGGAGTCCTATGTGGTTGAGATATTTAGAAGGTTGAATACGTTGGATACTAAGGTTGCAAGGTTGGAAGAGAAGACTAGGGTTAAGCTTCCTGAGAGATACTAGGGGGTAGGGGTTGACCGTAGAGTTTGGCCGCAGTTTCTAATGCCTCGAAAGCTCCAGTGCAACCGGAAAATAATCGCATCTCGTTATATAAATGGGTGGGGGTGATGATCGCTTTAACATTCTTCGGATAAATGCGTCTGGTCTGTAGATAATCTTCTCTTAAATCCATTACAGTGACATCGTTTCCGTCGTATTCTGATAACCACTCGCCAAATGGTTTTTTAGTCATTCCTTTTTGCTAATAATACAACAAAACCCCCTAATGTCCTCTACAACTTAGGGGGCTTTGAAGCTATCTAATTACCAAAATGCTAATACTTGCAATCGGGGGTATAGGGCTCTTTCATTCTACAACTTATTTAAGTTATGGCTTTATACTTTTCCAAGTGTCGGCAATTAGCTTCTCTTTTTCTCTATCACATAAGTTAGATAGCTCCATAAATCCAAATCTGTTACTTATATTCTCCCAAATAGCCTCTTTCTCTTCTTCGGTCAACAGGTCTCTTAAAGGCATAATCATATTTAAAAGTACACAACAAAACCCCCTAGTAGGAGGTTAGGTCAACTAGGAGGTTTGTTGGCCTCAGGAAAGGCTTGGTATCCTATACAAAAGAAACCAAACATATCTTAGAGAGACGGGGGTGGGGTAGCAACTAAGTTAATAATACTTAATTAAGTAAGTAAGTTACTGGAGATTTGTTGGGTCTATGAGCAACCGCCCCCGACCGCCTTCGCAGCGCAAATCGCTTCCCCGGGGGTGGGGTATTTCCTTGCATAACTGTCTTTTACACAGTTACGCAAAGCCGGTTAATCAGTCAGGGCAAGGGATCTGCAATATGTCCACTAAATATCAAGCTATGTCCAGTTTGACGGGCCACTATTTAACATTTTAGCCCTTACTTATGTATAAACAATAGGGGATTAATTGAATGTGTAGCTGGCCCCCTCCCCCTATAGGCGCGATATGTTAGAGACTACAATCTATTATTTAAACTCGTCAGCTAGCCCGAACAACTTAGCAAGCGCGTTAAGACTCCCGAGAGATACAGCTAATTGATTAGATGAATTGCTTTCTTTATAGGTACGCATATAGGCATCAGCCAACTTGACTTTCATTTCTTTCCTAGACACTGAAAACTCTTTAGTCATGGTGTCATTAATCTCCTTCTTATACCGGTCTACCTGACTCCTACCAATGCCCCACTCTTTGCGCGCATATTCTATTAATTGCATACGACTAAGACCGGATCTTTCTAGCTCGTAGAGTTTATTAATTCTTATTTGTTTTTGCGCCTTGCTACACTTAGCCACAGTCTAAAGAGCGTTAAACAGCATATAAAGCCAGTATAAGGGACAATTACTTGATTAAGTAGTAATAGACTAAAAAACACAATAAAAAAGCCCGCAATTTGCGCGGGCCGGTAAGTTATTCAATTAAAGCCGGTTAACTAAAAGCAAACCTCAACATCTTGAGTTGATTGAGTCGCGGTCGGTTGCCTAACTCCAAATCTTTTAAACCGGTCTTCCCTTAGTGCGTTTGCGTACTGTTCATAAGTAAGGGTGTTTGCTCCCGTAACTTCTGTAAAAAGTTCTAAGGTGTTAGCTTTTCTGCCTCCGATATGCCAGTAATGAAGATCATGCGGTATGCGGTCCTCTTTCCAACAGTAAACAGTAAATAAAACATCATTTACATTTGAAGGGTCCGAAATAATCCACTCGGCTAAAACTTTTCCGTCACTCTGATTAGGTGTCATTAATAACGGTTGCCCTAGTTTGCGAGTTAATGAACTGTAAGTGGTTCTTACATAACCCTGTAAAGAACAACCATCAGGAAAAACATCTAAGTGTGAGACGTTCTGAAAAGTAACGCGGCTATCTTGCCAACTATCACCCCTAGCTATAGAAGGTGTAGAACCGTCACCGATAAGGGTGTACTGCTGGCCGTCAATTGGATGATTCATTTTGATTTTATGCAATGTGATTAATTAGAAAACTTCTTACAAGCGTTCATAAGCTTGTAGTAAGAAGGCAATGCAACCGGCTTATTCATTGAATAGCTACCGGTTGAATTTTTAGTAAGTAGTATTGTTTTCATTTAATCGCTCTCTCAGGCTTTGCTGCTAATACTTCCTTTAAACAATCAATAGCCTGATTAATATCTTTTGCTCTTTTGCCTTGCTCATAGCCTTCAAAGCTTAGTTGATGCTTTGCTACTTGATTGATTAAGTAATTAAGGCATGATTTTTGATAGTTGTCTAACTCGTCAAAGCGTTCTGAAATTGGAATGTTAATTGTGGCCATTTGATGTAATGCAATGGAATAAAAAAGGAGTCCTCTAGGGACTCCCCTATATTAGTTTGTACTTAAGTAAGTGTCAACTAATTAGCTGACTTAACCGAATTAAGTTAAACACAATTTAATAAAACTTCGCGGGCCTTATTAATAGCGCGCCCATTGTCTGAGTGGTAAAGACTGGTTAATCTTTGCTCTGTCCGCTGAATAGCTGACTTGGCTCTACCAGTATCAAAAGTGTAGTACTGAGTTATAGCATTAAGGAACCGGTAACAGTTGCTAGGCATTACGATCTCACCGGTTGATTCATCATTGAAAGCAGTCTGTTCAATAGCGTGACCATTTCTAAAATGCTTTCTAATTTGCTCAACTTCCTTTAGATCGTTAATAGTCCTTTCCCGCTTGTCTTTAATCGAATGGTCAAAAATTGGAGTTGCAAGCTTCTCAGCAAATAGTGTTTCTATTGTTTTGGTAGCGCGTTCCTTAGTCAATTCAACTTTTGCAAGTTGCTTAAGGTCGCTAATAACTCCATTAAACTGGTTAGTCTCACGGTTAATGATGGCTGGTAAAGCTTGCACATACTGGTTAATCCCTTGAGTATGTTTCATGCTTAAGCCTTTACTGCTTGCCTGAGCATCTCTAAACACGCGACCTGTAAAGCTACTCATTTGGTTGCAGCATTGCAAGCGCATAGTTGTAAAAAATACGCCAAACCCTGAACTAAGGTCATTTGAATTAAAGAAGTGAAGCCGGTTAGATATTGAATCATTTGGGCCGGTTACTTCCTTAGTTCCTAAGTCAATCACTCCATACATTCTTTTTGAATTGTTGAAGTTAATTAGATTAGTAAGCTTACCGTCGGGATACATTCCCAAAAGTTGCTTTGTGAAATTAATAATAGAAGCCGGTTGTAACTCTCTATAGGTTTTTGACACTTCAGCTAAACGTGTATCAGTATCCTCTCTTACAAGTGTTTGCTTATCTGGTATTTGAACATAGCCATCTTGGCCCATATAAAATAGGTCTCTTCTAACTATGTTGAAATTGCAGTCTGCCATTTTAAAGGCATCAAGAACTGATTCTTGACCGGATAAATCAAAGCCTAATACTGATTCATTACTTACTACTTTTGAATCATCGCGCTTAGCTTGCCAGAGCATTGGCTGATTTTTTGCGTCATTTGCGAAGCTTGTAGTAGCTGCTAGACCTGTTGAAAATGCCATGTGATGAAATGTAAGTTGACCGCCAGCTATCGCCGGCAAACTTAAGATAGCTGAGAAGTTAAGTTGAGCTACCTAGTTAGGTGATAACTGTTTACATTTATTGATAATTACTTAAGTACATATATAAATAGTATCAACCGCGCTTTTTTGCCTATGCCTTAACTGATCAAACTATATGAATAAGACATAGCCGCGCTCAAACTGTCAAAGCTTTGAAAACTTTGGCCGGTTTCTTTATGCGTGGTCACTTGCCACCGGTTCATACTATCTCTACAGATTGTGAGCTTAGGAGGCTTGCTATGTGTTGCCATGAAATAAACAAAGAATGAAAGTAATAAGAATTAAATAACGATTAGCTTATGTATTAATAATAAATAGTGATTAGTTATTAATAACAATTAACTAAGGATTAACTAAATATATTTATATTTTAGAAAATCAAAATGTAAAAAATTATATAATCAAATCAAGAGCTATCCGTAATTGTATGTGTGTATGTGTGTGAAAACATAACTGTTTGACAGCAAGACCTTAACTGTTTTTAAACAAGATCCTAAACAAAAACTCTTTTGCTTCAAGATCCTAATAACTATTTTAGTTCAAGATCCTAAATCATTCTTGAATCTGTAAAAAATTTAAGCTTTCATTCTCTTGATTACCGGTTCTCTGATATTTGAACACTTCGATATCTCCCTTAATCTCCTGACCCTCATGTTCTTCAAAAATAGCGTTGAGATTATCACAAATTTCAATTGTATCTAAGGTCTTGTGATAGACAAACTGACGCTTACCTCCATCCTCAAACTCCATTGTTAAAGTGGTGCATTCAATCACAGGAATACTAGGACGGGTATATTTGTAAAATAACTCAATCAGGTTAGAAAAGAAACTCACTGATCTAACTCAAGCTGTTTGTATTCAAGAACCCGGTCCATAAAAGCATTTTGGTACGCTTTCATTGGCCCCGGTCCAATATGCTTCAACTCAAGTTCTCCATTCACTGCGATTATTAATAACGCTCTCTCAATCTTTAGACCTTTACAAAACTCATAAGCCAACGAGTAAGCTGAAAGCTGAAGACAATAATCATGCGTCAACATTGCATTAGCTAGCCGAGGTCGTTGGGAAGTTTTGTAATCACACAAGACCGGTTCATCTCCAAACTCTTTCAGCGTTGCCAGTAAATCAAACGTACCTGCAAAGCCTTCGGAGTGAAATACAGCCTCTTCCTGAGCAAGAACTTGAGTCACATTATTATCAAACCAATCAACTAATGGATCGACGTAGTTCTTAAAGATCTTGTAGGCGTGTCCTTTATTGACTGGTATTCCTTGCCCGTACTTTTCCAAAGTTCTGTGTGCGTAGCTGCCTCGCTCACAAGCTTGTTTAACCTCTGCCTTGGAGTTTGGCCTCTTGAGCCAGTTGAGCAATGCTTGTTTTGATTCGTCATCTTTTGTTTTAGAAAGCAGTGTGGTGATACCTACAAATGGCTGGTTATATCCCTCAACGGAATAACCTCTTTTATTCTCATGTCTTGTTACTTTTCGAGATCCCATCGCTCTACTTAGGGAAAGGAATAACTTGCGTTAACTCTTTATGTATCAGTTCCCATGTAACACAAGCTGCATTGGCTTGATCTCGATTGCTCCAACGTCTCGCTTTCTTTACGTCACCGGTAAATTGATGAAACTCCTCATCGTAGAAATGCGGATCACATAAATACTCTTGTGACTGGTTTTGCAAGATAAAACTCTCCATAACTAATAAAAAGCCCCGCTAACTTACGGGGCTACGCAACTAAGTTAAGTTATTTTAGTTCAGGCTTAAAGGGATCTCCCTCTGGATTAAACAATTCAGATATGTCGTAATTTTCATCAAGTAGCTCATCAAAGGCTTTTTGAATTTGCTTCTTAACTTTATCTTGCTTTCTCTTACCACTTGCTAATGGAGTAACAGTGTAACGAACATCTCTAGGATCACTACCGGTTTTAGTCTTAGTAACCTTCATGTCATAGTCCTCTTCATTACCGTCAACTTCCTCATCAGAAAGAAATTCGACAATTGGACCAATTAAACCTGACTGGTTAAATTCAAAGATTTGAACTGCTTCCTCTGCATAATTCCACACTGTAAAAGCATAGAACTCTTTCTGTAATTCATTAGGGGCTACTGCTCCTACTTCATTAGCTCTTTCTGCTAGTTCATCTTTGGATAACTTTGTAGCAGTGCGTAAGTTAATCTTCTTACCACCTCCTTTCCTATCGCACCAGACTCCATAACCATTAATCATATGGTTCTCATCACCTAGAAAAGTAATCCTAGTACCCTCTTCAGATAAATCTTTGGTGTTGAGGTATCTGCTGCCACCTTTACCGGTGTTAGCTTGACGTTCAGCGAATGCTGCTTTTGCTTCTTTACTAAGTAAGCCCATGAGTTTGCGAGTAGAGCGTATCGCTCGAATTGTTTGGACTCTCTTATTATAGTACTTATTTAAGTAATTACCTAATTAAGTGATATTAAGCTAACAAGGTATATCTTTCTTCGATTAAGTCATCCCCGTTCTCCTTTGCCATGCGGGCAATAATCTCGATGACCTCTGACCGGTTTAACTTATACTGATCAGCTATATCTGAAATAACCTCCCATCCATAGTCAGTCAAGCTCAGAGTACGTTGTCTCTTAGGACTACCCCAATGATGCAACTTTTGTTCTGGTCGCATCTCTCGCGTTTTTATCTCGAGTTCTGCTGTGTCTGTATCTGACATCTAGTTAGGTTGAACATACTTATATAAGTAGATTCTATACTAAGTTTGGAGATATGGCTATGCCCCACACATCTTCTTCTGCTTGATTGATTAGCTTTGCAAGACTTGGTAGGTCTTGAACAATAGCTACGCCTGAGACTGGTTTGTTTGTTACGAGTTTTTCTATAGTCTTGGATTTCTTCTTTAGATCTGTCATATCTGTGTAGTAATCAATGTCAAGCTTGGCTAGAGCTAACCTCATGTACTTGCCTAGTCCTTTGGCGACAGCCTTCTCTTTCCTCGCTGGTATCGATTTTTCGCTGGTCATACCTAAGTCAACTTGACCGGTAAATGCTTTAAATAAATCAACACTATCCATTGGTGTTCCGTCTGCATTCCTCATATACTGCTTTTCCTTGATGAGATGCGAGATTTCAGCGGGTACTCTTGGACCTTTTGACAGGTTCTTAACACCTTGAGATCTAGCAATAGCGACATTCACAATACCTAGAGCATGTAAAAACTTAGGACTAGGATCTCGAAGCGTATCATTGATAAACCCCGCTATTTGTGAACTATGAATAGCTGCTGTATCTAATACCTTCTTACCAATCAAGATAAATTCAGGTTGTGACCACTGTTTAAGAAAGACTCGACAGTTCAAACTATTTTGTTTACGACCAAAAGCTAGATTGCCGAGGAAGTCAAACTCTTCCTTCGGAGATACCGGTTTAGCAACAGTGATAGTTGGGCTCATCTGATTAGGTTGGAATAAAATGAAATGCTATGTGTACGTACATAAGTATATAGGATATATCATTTTATACAAGAGGATTAAGATTTGTAGTACTTATGTAGGTAGCTAGTAGATGTATGAATTCAACTTATTTAAGTACCCGTGGGGTCTTATCTATAGTGTGTTAATACTATTAATTTCGCTCTAATACCTTGCGCCCCAGTCGATTTCACGATACGCACAATTACCGGTAATAATTATGCGCCTTCTCTAATCCCTTGCGCCCCAATGGATTACAGCGAAAAAAATACCATTGTGCGCCAATAACCTGACACCCAAAACTTTTTTAAACAGGTTTGTAATACCTCCACGACGGCCTACCCGCAGCCTTACTCTTCTTCTCCTTATACCTGACAATGCCCGTCTTCACTGCGTTTTGGAGTAATGACATCGCTTCTTTGCGAATTGCACCCGCTGAAAAACTACCTTTCAACAATCCACGCAACTCATCAAGCGTTAAAGCTGTCTCAGGTTCAACCCGTACACTCAATATCTTTAAGATCTGATCTCTCAACTTATCTAAGTCACTTAAAGTATGTGTACCTCCATTAAATGATTCAAACTCAAAACTCATATCCTCTGCACAACCCTGAAAAACGAACTTTTCACCCGTTTCGCATACCCCATTACGGTTTTTTAGTACTTTTAAAGCAATTTTTGGGTAATCTCTTGCTTGTTCTAGGGTCATTCCTTGCTCATATTCCTTATACATACCCAAAACAGTTGATGAACCTGAAACTAAGTAAGTCGATCCATACAAATCTGCCTTTGTTACTGGTCTAGTTACTGGTAACTCACCCGGTCTTTCCTTACTTTGATCTTTTCTTAGGTGGTGAGTTAAAACAATACAAACATTCAGATCACTCGCAATCTTATTAAGCATGTAGATATATAGCCCCATTTCTGGGTCGTTCATATTTGTAGTTCCTCCAAACAACGTGAAAAAACTATCCATTAAAACTAATTCAACCCCAGTCTCTTCAATATCTCTCCTTAGCTCGACAAGCATCCCCGGATGAAATACATGTTGCACAAGCACTTTGCTTTTATCGTGTTGCAAACTCTGTAATCTCCACTTCGCTTTTGTATCTAGCTTTGGTTCATCCTTCTGAATCAATAAAACCTTACAAGTTCTAGGGATATGAAATTCTCCTGCAAATGTATTACCCGTAGTAATTGCCTCCATTAACCGGTATAAAAATGCCGATTTACCGCAACCAGAATCAGCAGCTAATAAGGTCAAACTTCCTTTCGCTAATAAGCGAGGTACTAATACTTCTATTTCATCATCCTCTTCCATTAATTGAGCAGCAGTTATTAGACGACCTGTGTCTTCTCCATCTATCTCAGTCTGTAGGGATGTAATGACTTGCGTAAAATCTGGCTTACTTATTTTTAATTCCTTTCTCAAATTTTGCATAACTAATAAACGTTGAGAAGGTGAAATGTCACTGTCTTCTACGCTTTTTATAGCTTCCGTTAACTCTACCGCCAATTTAGCTGACTTTTCTATTAATCCCTCGGCCAGAATCTTTGGTGGAAGGCAATGTTTAGCCCAACTAGGTAATTTCCATCCATTTCTTTCTGCCAACTTCCATGCTGAACCCCATTTATCTACCTGTTTACTATCTTTAGTAGGACTAGAAATAAGCGATTCAACCCAAGGAAGTAAAGCTCCCCCATTTACGTAATTTTCTTTTCTGTTGTATTTAGTGCCATCCCAATCAGATTTAAGATCCCATTCGCTTCCTACAATCCAATCAATAAAAATTTGACGATCACCTATACCTCGCCAAAGACTTAGAGCAATTCTCATACATTGTTTATAAGTACCCCCGACTGCATCTCGATAAGGTAAAAAAGGCATCATGTCGTATATCAACTTTTTCTGTTCACCCGGACTTAAGTAATCAAAGAAAGTTGGACCGCTGTCTGTCTTGGTTTCTTCTTTAACTTGCTCATTTATTTTCTTTAACCAACCTTCAATAACGGGCTCAGGTAAATCAGCGACTTCTAATTCCTCTGGAGAGTACCCATCTAACCACCGGTAGTAAAGATCTTTTCCATCCTCTTTACCGTCAGGATGTTGACCTTCAATAACACCATGCCTTTGACCGCGCTCTGTTGCTTCGTAAATGATCTCTAGTTTTCCTTGGTCATAAGATTTGCTAGATAGATCATCTGCATATTTAGCCGGTACACGATAGAGGATACGCATCCGATCTTTTTTACCACTGATATTGACCGGTGATTTGTAATGCTTGAGTAGATCTTCCTGAGTTAGTTGGTGGTTCGTTAATTCATTAAATGTATGTTTACCGCAAATAATCTCGCCTGTACGCTCATCAACTTTTTTGCCATCGAAGTCAAGCCAGCAATAACCACCAACCCTACTACCGGTCATTAATCCGATGGAAGGCCAACGGCCTAACGCTCTTGATTCATAGATTTGTGGGGCTGTTAACCACTTAGCCGGATTGCGATTCCAATTAGTTGCTTCAATACGATCTGCACCGTATGGCCTCTTTCCTAATACCGGTAAGAATCTTACATCTCCCGCCAAACCGTTGAGTGGGCCTAGATCTTTGAGTATCTCAGGTGCTTCAGTTTCCTTCAAATCTTCACTGTTCTCGGGAATCGAATACTAATTGCTTTATTCTGTTTGATCAAGTGATCACGTAATCAAGTTGACATTTGCTAATTAAGTATGTATGTTTAATACACGCGATCAAATCGCATCACATCACATGGAGTTCATCTCATGGCTAACGACCTTCAATTAACGGAATTACAAAAGAAAGCAATATTTGATATTGCTAAAGCAGACGACAGGACACCTGAACAACAACTAGCAAGGGTTCTAGCTAGAGGTCTTAGCTTTCTCTATGGAGATTATGTAGACAGTAGGATTTGTTTAGAAGATCAATCTAAATCTGTAGAAGATTTAGCAAGTGAGATAGAAGATGAAATGAGAAAAACTTTAGGTCTTAAGGAGGTGGCGTGATGTCTAGTAAAACTTTTGTTCTCACTGCTGTTGATGGTGAAAAAATTATCAACATAGGTAATGAGCCTTTTGTTATTCCAGAAGGCCAAGAAGGTTCAGGTAAAACAATCAAGCTTGAGTTGGAAATGCTTGAAAGTGATTTTGAGTTCTTGACTCAGGATTTTATTGACAGCATGGTTAATTGGAACATGAACTATCAAAAAGCATGGAAAAGTAATCAATCTGAAAATGATGAACCTGCCAAATTTTCTGAAGAAGAATGTGATGACATGATTGAGTTATATAGGCGACTACACGCTTACTTCAAGCCTTTTTTAAAGGATTACGAATTGAATGAATATGGCAACTATCACAAAAAGGAGGTGGCGTGATGAGAATGGTTACTTGTTCAACTCGGCTATATGAGCCAGAGAATGAAAAGCTTTTAGAACTTAAAGAGGAAACTGGTGAATGTATTTCTTCTCTAATTAGGGAAGCTGTTTGTTTTTACTTAAGGGAGACTGGAAACGCACCTACTAATACTGAAGAGGAAGAAAAATTAGCTATACAGGCAAAACAGATAGATGACTGGTGGTTTCAGGAATATGAGGAGGTATCTTCCCCATGACCCTAGACAAACGCCGCGTTTTACATGCGGCAAAACACGCACACGTTTACCAGCCTTCTTTAATGAAGGCTAAATCTCTCGACTTCTTAGAAGTCTTTATTCTCCAAAGCCAGTGTCGCATTAGTGAACTGTTCTTAAGTCTCGAACAGTACTTAGAATGTGAACTTACAGAGCAAGACCGCGTTGAATTTTGGGCTGTTATTCAGTCCCTACAAAATATTCAAAATGATATTGGCGTTCTTGTTGCTCTAAGGGAACAACTTGAAAGCGTTAACGGCAACTTCGCAAGAGCTAGCTCCGAAGTTACTCAGCAAACTGTGGAATTGTATCTAAAGCAAACTAATTGCGATCAAGACCCTACCAATGAGATCAGATCTAAGTTAGAAAAGCTGTTATCACATAACATCGAACCGGATGAATCCCATGAATAGAGAGATACCACCACAAGAAACTCACTACTTCGCTTCATTCTTATTGAAGAGGGATATAGAGCTAGATCAGGTCGAGACCCTAGAAGATGATGATCTAGAAAAACTCATCGCTGAAACTAAGACCATCTCAACTATTGATGAAACAGTTAACCGGCATAAGAGATTAATGGCTGCTTATTTCTACGAGTACGCCCTACTTAAATATCAAAAAAGAATTAGAGAGTAATTAATGGAACGATTTGTACTTTTCAACAAGCTAAAACGCTTGGGCAGATCCTTTGCCCTCGATACTGAGACTGCTTTAATTCCCTACGCATTTAATGGAAAAGGAAGCGTAAGACTTATACAGTTTTATAGCCCTAAATATTCCTTCTATGTAGATACTTATGACTTAACGGAGTTAGATTGGATTACCTTAACTGAATTCCTTCAAGACCCAAAGCTGGTTATTGTTTTCCACAATGCGAACTTTGATATACGGGTATTACAAGCATGTGGCATTGATATTAAAGGGAAGGTCCATGACACCATGATCCAAAGCTACCTACTCAATAATGGAATACCGGGTATCAGTCACAAACTCATTGATGTAGCAAAAAGAGAATTATCCGTCGTTATGGATAAAACTCTTCAAGCTCAAGATTGGATGAACGCTCAGCTAACTGAGGCAGATATTGAATATGGAATGAAAGACGTTGAGTACACATATAAATGTTGCCTAAAAATGATGAAACGCATTAAAGCAGAGGATTTAGCAACGGCTTATGAGATTGAATGCCGCGCTATCAAAGCAACTATTCAGATGGAATCAACCGGTTTTCGCATGGACCGGTATGCAATGGATAAACAGGTGGAAGATCTTATCGAAACAAGTGCATCAACTAAATCTGCATACATCGAAGACTTAGACGGAGAGCTAATGGACGTAGGCCACGAAGGTTTACCCCGCGAAGAAACTGGAGAATTTAACCTCAGAAAATCAACAACAGGCAGTGTCAGACTCGGCACTAAAAAATACGCTGGCTACAACTGCGGATCTGCTAAACAAACACTTGAATACTGGAAAGTAATTGGTATCGAACCGGTAGATAAGACAGGTAAACCAAGTCTTGACCAAAAACTATTGGCTGAATTTAAAGAAAGAAGGCTTGTCGATACTTACCTCAGATGGAAAAAAGCAGATAAGCAACTCCAAATGTGCAAGACCCTGATCAAACATCAGGTCGAAGATACATGGCGAATCCACTCAAGATTCAATCAAATTGGAACTTTTACCGGTAGATACAGTTCATCAAGTCCAAATCTCCAAAATGTTCCTCGCGGAGATATGCGTTATTTATTTAAGCCAAAGAAAGGAAGACTATTAGTTGTCTTGGATTACGGAGGTATGGAACTTAGGGCTCTTTGTTCTCCACGCATTGCCAAGGAGAAACAAATGATGGATGCCTTTAATGCCGGTGTTGATATTCATAGACGCACCGCTTCATTGATGTTTAACAAAAAGGAGGTTGAGGTTAGCGATGAAGAAAGAAGACAGGCAAAAGCCACAAACTTTGGCGCAGCCTATGGAAGTGGACCTCAAGGACTCGTTAATTATTTCGCGTCACTCGGGCAAATTATTAGCTACGAGGAGGGAGAAAAATTTCTGCAAGCGTGGCTACTTGCATATCCAAAAATTGCTGAGTGGCATAAAGAATGTCGCAACCGCGTGGATCGAGGTGAAGCAGTCAGAATGGTTGATGGCCGTCGTCGTTTTCTACATGGTGAAGCGATTAAACATACAACATTCGCAAACAACACAGTGCAAGGATCATGCGCTTCAGTCGTAAAGCTGGCAATGGCTGTAATCCATGACCGATTACCGGTAATAGATGAATCGGCAAGACTCATTGCACAAATCCATGACGAATTAATTATCGAATGTGTGCATGAAAAGGCCGAAAAAGTACTCGAAATGGCTAAAAGTGTGATGGAAGAGGCAGGAAAAGAGATATTTGGTGACGAAGTAGCACTAATAGCAGAAGGTAGCTATGGCGAGAGTTGGGGGGATGCGAAATGACTAAGTACACCCGAATCGGTCAAAAGTATCAAATTGGCGACCGCGTTAAAAAGAGATACTTCGGCAATTACCGGTATGGAACCGTTGTTGACTTTGAGAAGAAATCGAATAGGTGTGATCGAAGTTATTACTACTACCAAGTGCTTTGGAGTAATTCAAAAATGCCTGAAACACAAAGCCAAAGCACACTCAAACCAGCGGAGGAAGCTTAAATGTATTGCCCTAACTGTAAAATGATGGGTACGTCTGTTATTGAGTCCCGTCCCACTAACTTTGGAAACGCTACAAGGAGACGACGCAAGTGTAGTGTTTGCTCTCATAAATTCACAACCTATGAAAGACTAAGAGACAGTAAAGATGAGCCGTCACATCACAGATTTACAGATGGACAAATTAGAGCCATCTATAAATTAAAAGACTGGTATGGCACACAAGAGTTAGCAGAATTGTTTAATTGCAGTATGAGTAGTATCTCCAAAATAAAAAGAGGGCAGAGCGAAGTATTAATTAAAGATGGAATAAAAGCAGGTAAAGACCCAGACGAGGATCTTACGCAGACTAAAAAAATACTAAAAGGAATGTTCCTTAGATTTAAACGCTTAAACAATCAGGAATTTACAGATCTATTAACCGATTGCCTTAACTGATTACCGCCAAGACCCTAAACCGAATTAGATCAAGACCCTACTGTGCTAGGAACATAGCGATCAAAGTCTTTTTGCTGTAGTGGGTTCGAGTACCGGCTAGCTTCTGCAACTTCTTACTACTGAGCTGATGAAGACCGTTGATGTAACCGGTCCACGGATCAGGTGAGCGATATACAAAGTGCTGACCAATTGCGTCCAAGAACTTCACCGATTAGAGTTGAGCTAACTTACTTAAGTTATAGCTTGGAAGAAACACCAAGAACAGCAGTGTTAAGAATGCTGAGAAAATCAGTTAGCTTGGCAACTGCCGGTGAAATTCATAGAGCAGTCGATTTTTTAGAGGGTGCTAGAAAAATTAGGAAGGGTAAAAGTAAATTCCGTAACGCTAAGAGACAATCTAAGTTTCAACCGGAAGTTACTCTAAGGGATCTCTAATAAATACGTATATAACTAGCCTGCCTATTTTGTATAGTTTTTGAACTTAAGATCAGTGTGTCCATCTAGCTATGTCTATAAGAGACACTCTCATATCTTTAATAGAGGATTACAAA